CGATATTCAGTTAACTCTACATTTTTAAACAAATTCGTTAAATGAATAACATTTCCTACAGTGTCAATACCTCTTCTACCTGCTCTACCAGCCATTTGAGTATATTCGTGAGAGTATAACATTCGCATACCATTTCCATCGAATTTATTCACGTCGGTAAATATAACTGATTTTGTCGGCATATTAATACCCACGGCAAATGTTTCCGTGGCGAAAAGCAGTTTGATGTATCCTTTGCTGTATAATAATTCAATCATTTCTCTCAATACAGGCATTATACCCGCATGATGTATGGCTATTCCTTTTTCTAAAAGATAAACTATGTTTATATATTCGGGTAAATTCAAATATTCTTCATAATTCGGCAATTTTCGTATAATCGATTCACACTCTCTCTTGATTGTATAAGAAACTTTGGAATCATCTTCCAAAAGATTCGTTGTTATTTCTTTTGCACATATTTCTAGTTGTTTTCTTGAAAGCACAAAACAAAGAGCTGGTAACATATTATTTTCTACCATATATTTGGTTACTTGATTTAATACATGCATACGTTTCATACGAAGGTTTTTGTTTTCAAAAACAGTGAGTATTTTTTTGTTTTTATGATACAATGATTCATTAAACACACCTGATGCTGTTTGTATCGGAATTATTTTATTGGTATGTTCTTTTATCTCATTTTCTAATTGTTTATCTTTAATTAATTTGAAAATAGCGGATGTGGTTGTCATAAACGTATAATGAGTTAAAGGAACAACACGATGATTTGTCGAGGTCAAATAAACTTGTTTATGTGCGTGGGTTTGGGGGTGGTCTTGGTCTTGGTGGTGGGTTTCACCTCTGTTTTCACACCATGAAGCGAATTTTTCTGGTTTATCTAATGTAGCGGAAAGCATTACCATTTGGACGTGTCGAGGTAACATCATTATAGTTTCTTCCCATACTTTTCCTCTGTCTGGATCATTGATATAATGTACTTCATCAAATATAACACATGATAGTTCGTTGTTTAAATCCATATCAAATGTTGTTGTTAAAGGTAATGATGATGCTGATACAGGTGATGCTGAAGACGCTGTGGTTGACATTGCATTCTTTTTATACAAAGTATTTTGTAAAATCTCGGTTGTCATAATCAATACATCCGCTTCTGGATTTGATTTAATATCACCTGTTAATATCCCAAATGAAATATGAGGGAACTTTTTGGTAAATTCATAAAATTTTTGATTTGATAATGCTTTAATTGGACTGGTATAAATTACTTTTTTTTCTTTTGATACAAAATATTCAATTGCGAATTCTGCGGGTAATGTTTTTCCTGAACCAGTGTGTGCTGTTACCAATACATGATGACCTTCCACAATAGATTCAATTGCATATTTTTGAAAATTACTCAATTCAAACGGGAATTGATTGAAATATTCGATGTAGGTTGTTTCGTTCTCACTTGGATACGGAGATTCACAGTCGCAGATTTTTACCATGTTGATTGTTTGTTTGCTGTTTGTTATTTGTTAAAATCATAATCAATTTTTATATTTATTGAATTAGTAAAAAAAATGATTGTGATTTTTGTCAAAAATCAATACTAGTAAAATACAACAACAACAAAAAAGCGAATCAATCACTTACTTATTCGATTACAGAGAGAAATACATATACAAAATGGCAGTTTCATTATTTGATATTTTAGTTGTTATGATGGGATTGTTAGTCGTAGTCAAATATTTTACATCTACCAATAATAAAAAAACATATATTGAAAATCCTTTAGTAACAAAGAAAAATAATAAATATATAAAAAAATACAACGATGGTGACAAGATTATACTATACTATGATGTATGTGATGATAATTGCATGATGGAATTTAATTATAATGTAAAATATGATATTTTACATGATTATAACCAGACACAAACGAATGAAAATGAAATTGAGGTTATTTACATTTAGATAATTACACCGTAAAAATATAAACCTATACAAAAACAAAAACAAAAACAAAAACAAAAACAAAATACATTTATATATTTAAGTTAAACTACATAAACTTATAGTATGAAATAAATATATAAACAATGAATATTTTTTTGTCCATTCTTCATTTTGCCTTCATAACCAATTTTTTAAATAATAATTTTAAACAAAATGGTATTGATAAAACCAATACACATCTTTTAAGTAGAAACTATTCACCTTTTGGTCGAAAATATTATGAAGATTATATTAAAAATTTAAATTCAAAAAATATCACTATTCAAAATAATTCTATATTGGGACTAAACAATACAGTTGAAACTATTGAAGATGATGTTATTATTAAAACCATAAATAAAAATTCCGATAACAACAATTATAACAAACAATACTTACCCAGAAAAATTATCATAAGACAAATCGACATTAAACAATTACAAGATCAAATTAAAATAAATTTTAATAATACATCTACCGAGAATGATAACGATTTAGATAATCAAGATAATTCTGGTGATTCTGGTGATTATTATGACATGTTTGGTAATGTAATTAGAAAAACGAATCAAGAATACCGTGGATTTAATCGAAATGTAAGAAGTGACGATCAACCAAAAAAATCGGAAAATTTTGAGGTTGTCAGAAATCATACAATAACTTTCAAAGAAATTGGAGGCTATGATACTATTAAATCTGAACTAAACCAATGCGTTGATTTATTGGTGAATTATAAAAAATATAGCGAATACAATGTAAGAATACCAAAAGGTCTTATATTAGAAGGACCTCCAGGTAATGGAAAGACTTTATTAGCAAAAGGTTTCGCAGGTGAATGCAAAACTGGGTTTATTCCTGTATCCGGATCACAATTTCAGGACAAATATGTAGGTGTTGGTTCTTCCAGAGTGAGAGAATTATTTGAACTCGCAAAAAAAAATACACCATGTATTATATTTATTGATGAAATTGACGCGATTGGACGCAAACGTTCTGGTGATGGTGAAACTTCCTCATCAGAGAGAGATAGTACGTTGAACGAATTATTAGTGAATTTAGATGGATTTTCCACTAAAAATGGAATTTTTTTAATGGGTGCAACCAATCGTGCTGATCTTTTAGATCCAGCGTTAATACGACCAGGAAGAATTGATAAACGTATATTTATTGGACCACCAGATTCTAATACACGTGAAGCTATTATTAATATCCATTTAAAAGGCAAACCACATGATTCAACTATTAATATCAAGGATTTGGTTGATCTTACCGCGGGGTTATCTGGGGCACAAATAGAAAATATGTTGAATGAAGCTATGTTGAATGCTTTGCGGGATAATCGTACATTTATGGAACACAAAGATATTGATGTAGTTATCAATAAAATCATGGTTGGTTGGCAACCCACAGAACATCAATTTACAAGTGATATTATTGATCGAATTGCTATACACGAAATGGGACACGCAATTGTGGGATTTCTCTCCAAACATCATTCGAAAGTGAGTAAAGTAACCATTAATTTGTCTTCACCAAAAAGTCCTGGATATACTGTCTTTGAAAGTTCAACCTCGAATATTTATACGAGAGAATCATTGTTTGAACACCTCATGATATTATTAGCAGGAAGAATAGCAGAAGAAGTATTTTATGACGTTTCGGTAACAACGGGTGCTATTAATGATTTCGAAGAAGCATATAAATTGGCAGAAAAAATGGTTATTTATTATGGTATGGGTAAAAATATTATATCTCCTAGTTTGAGTGACAAATACAAAGAAATAATAGACGATGAGGTTATTAATTTAATAAACGACGCTTATGAAATGTCCTATTTTATTGTCAAAAACAGTAAAGATTTTATACAAGAGTGTGCCGAGATATTAAAAAGAGACAAATTAATCAAAGCGGACAAATTAAAGAATATCATAAACACCAAATATCCACATATTTTACGTTTGACTATTGATAAATAGTTTTATGCCAAAAAAAGCAAAAAATATTGCATTTGTCTGCAATATTTTTCATATTTATTTATACATTACAAAGATATTTAAACTATAAAACTAATAATTAGATTTCATTTTCATTTTCATTTGCCATTTCGTTTATTTCATTAGGAAGAATATCAACAACTAGAACTGCAATATCATCACATTGTTGAGGCGTGAATTTACCTTGTACGTTTTTTTTATTATTAAGGACGTCATGCATATTCCACATTTGTAACCAACGATTTGTTGTCTGTTCTACAATTGCATTGGCATCCATATTATATAAATTATTCACGTCTTGTATATCGTCTTTCATAATCATCTCCCACAATCCGTCACTACCAATAATCACCTTAAATTTATCATTTTCAGTGAGTGGAATTACTTTGTATTCAGGATCGTATCCAGTTATACTATTATGACCTAACGCTTGAGTACATGCTAATTTTGTATATAAACCTGGAAATTCCCATTCAATGTATTCACTATAAACATTTATCAAAGTATCAGCATCGATCATTTTTATATTGGAAGCTGGAATAAAAGTAACATCGTATTTTAATCTTTCACGTTCTTTTTCATTTTCATAATTATGTTCCTGACTCATATATTCTAATGAGCTATTTTTATAAATGGCAACTTGCGAATCTCCACAATTAATACATTCAATACGATTCGAAAATAGTTTAACCATACACATGGTAGACCCAGATGATTCAATTTTACTTTGAAACAAATTTTCATTTATGTAATTTGCTAATGATTCGACTGGTTTGGATACCATTAAAAGTTGATTCATTTTTTCATTTGGAATTGAACGGATAAAATCAATGACTTTATTATCTCCATGACCATCAAAGACAACTGCTATTTTACATTTTTCACCTGTCACGTCCACTATATCGTCCATATAAATATAATCTTGCCCCTTTGACAATTGATTTATTTTTGATGTTATAGTAGTAGTATGAGTTGTGTTGGTTTGGTTATCAAATAATGCCATTCTGTATGTTAGTAGGTACGCTAGTAAATTAAATTGAGTTAGTTAAATTGAGTTAGTTAAATTGATATCAGTTACTATTTAATCGTTTTTAATAGTTTGTTTATGAAATCAATTTTTTTTTGTTACCATATATGGTTGTATGAACTTAAATTTTTTACTTTTATGTTACTAGTAACAATTGATATTTAAAAAAAAACAATTCGTTTAAAATGTGGGCATTTTTTATAATTCCAATTTAGAAATTATTGGAATTTAAAAACCAAAATGAAAAACAATAAAATATTTTACTGTGAAGGGTGTCTTTTTAAATGCAGATACCATCGCGACTGGAATAGACATATTTTGTCAGCAAAACATCAAAAATGGGCAAATGGAAATAATATGGAATTTACATCCAAAAAGAAACTTATTTTTTCAAATTCTAATGAAAAAAAACATATTTGTAATTGTGGTAAAAAATATATCACGCAATCTGGTTTATGGAAACATCATAAAAAGTGCAGTGATACAATGAAATTAGATATAACGAATAATGATAATGTAAAAGATATGTTGTTTGAATTAATAAAAAGCAATCAAGAATTACAAAAACTAATGTCTGAATTATGTAAAAATGGAAATACTGTTACAAATAACAACAATTTAACCAATATTCATCATATGAACAGTCATAACAAAACATTTAATTTACAGTTCTTTTTGAATGAAACATGCAAAGATAGTATGAATATTTCAGACTTTATAAATAATATAAACTTACAATTATCTGATTTGAGTTTTGAGAAGGAATATCCAATATTATTATAAAAAATTGCGAAATGTGTAATATTGACAAAAACTAACAATTGGATGTCAGGATTATTCTGAGTTTATTACATATTTATATTTTCGTTTTTTTATTTACAATATTAAAAAAGTGAAATAAAATTCACAAAAGTTTTTTGGAAAATGAAAAATGGACAAAAATAAATGTCCAAAATTGAAAATTAAAAAAAAGTTTTGTGAAAAACATGTTTTGTGACCATAAATTATTTTTATGGTGTGAATACCAAAAAAATAATTTTAAAATTGTTACGATAAAATTTTTGATTTTATAAATTGCAAAATACCGGCGTTTTTTTTATTAGCATTTATGGCTAATACTTTACATCCAAAAAACGCCAGAAAATATAATTTATACATATAGCTTGATTAATGGTATGTATACTTCGATTATAAAATCTAATTATCTTAGCATATTATAAAATGCTAATAAATGCTAATAAAAATGCTAATATAAAAGTCGCTATTTATTCTTTTACAAAAGTGAAATAAAATTCACAAAAGTTTTTTGGAAAATGAAAAATGGACAAAAATAAATGTCCAAAATTGAAAATTAAAAAAAAGTTTTGTGAAAAACTTGTTTTGTTACCATAAATTAAAATTAGCATGACATTACCAAAAAAATAATTTTCAATTTGTTACGATAAATTTTTTCGCAAAATGAATGCGTTTGTTTTAGGCGATTTTTATGTTAGCATTTTATACTAATAAATGCTAAGTGAAAACTCGCAAAAAATCGCACCAAAATATTTATGTGAAAAATGTAATTATAAATGCAATAAGAAAAGTGATTTAGATAAACATATTTTAACTGCAAAACATCAAATGCTAATAAATGCTAACGAAGAAATCGCAAATGTCGCTGAAATAAAATTACACCATTGTGCGTGTGGGAAAAAATATAAACACTTACCAACTTTGTCTAGACATAAAAAACAGTGTAACTACATTTCTAATAATGAAATTATTAATAATGATATAACAAATGATAATGAATTTAATATTTTGAAAACTTTATTAGTGGATGTTATGAAATCGAATCAAGAATTACAAAAGCAAGTAATTGATCTATGTAAACATGGTACGGTTGTCACAAATAATAATAACCAAAATAACATTCAACACACCAATAGTCATAACAAAACATTTAATCTGCAGTTTTTCTTGAACGAAACATGCAAAGATGCAATGAATATATCCGAGTTTATCGATAATATAAAATTACAATTATGTGATTTGGAGAACATAGGAAAATTGGGTTATGTAGAAGGAATATCTAAGATAATCATAAAAAACCTAAGAGCATTGGACGTTGAAAAACGACCAGTACATTGTAGTGATATAAAGAGAGAAATCATGTATGTGAAAGACGAAGATACTTGGGAGAAAGAAAGTGACGATAAACAAAAAATAAAAGAGGTAATTAGTAGTATTGTGAGTAAAAATCTAGAATTATTACCAGAATTTCAAAAGAAATATCCACAATGTATGAATTCAGAATCCAAAAAGTCAGATGAGTATAATTTGATAATCATGGAAACCATGGGTGGTGGAATGGGTTGTGGAGAGAAAAACAAGGAAAAAATTATTCGTAAAATTGCAAAAGAGGTGGTTATTGAGAAAAACTAACACATGGTTTGTGTATGACTCTTTTTTTATTATTTTTATATTGAAAATAATAAAATGTTATAAATTTCAAAAACACATTATCTACCCGTCCAAACTTTTATTAATGGTAAGTCCGTATAATTATCTTTTTCTTCAAATGTAATTCCCCATTTACAATATGTATGTATACTTCCTAATAACGTTTCGAGGTTTTCATTTTTTTGTAATAAACAAGCTAATACTCTTTCAAAAGAACAACGATTGTATCGTGTATTTACTACATCTATTAATTTACTAATATCATATTTATTATTAATTAACATTAAATAATCGTGTCTAATAATAGACATACAACCAAAACAACCTTTCCATAAATTTTTATTTTCATAAAAATTTTGTAATTCTTCATCATTAAATAAATTTATCATATTAGTTTCATCCTCAATTTGATCCCAATCGTGTTCAAAATACCATAATATTTTATATTTATTTACATTGAAATCTATATATTTATTTATAAATACTGAATCATGAATAATTACTGCAATATCAAATAATTTATGTTGTAAATAGTAATAGTATGGTAATAATTCACCTCTTCCATGATATTCACTATTTATATTAAGAGTTTTATATAACGGTTGTTCTTCTTTTATATATTGATAATTACTATTATCATCTATTATAAGAATTAAATTTTCGGGATAATATTTGCGGATACATGTATAAGAATAATTCCAATAACGATTTGTTGATTTATTCTTTACGTGTCTTAAAATAATGAAACCTATTTTTTCCATATATATAAATATATAATATTTATATAAACTTATAAACGTACTATTTTTTATATATCATATACTTCTTCTAATCTGATTTTTTGTTTTATGTTGTACTCGTCTGGAAACATATATAAATTACATTTTATTTGGTCGTACAACTCGTAGTTTTTGATTGTTTGTTTCGTAATTTTAGATGTTATTTTAAGTTCTGGAATATATACCACATACACGAGTGGATTCAGTTTATTTACACTGGTTTTATTTTTGATATCAATAATAATACCATTAAATGTTTTCTCTATTATTTCTGGTATATTATTATACATATCTAACAATATACATTCGTTTTGTAATTTACGTATTGATTTCATATTGGTGTTTATGAATAAAATATGATCTTCTGATGTCCATTTATTATAAAACTGCCACGCTTCTTTTGAAAATGTAAATAAATCATGTATTTGTTGCATCTCAATTAAATTTAATAAATCAACTATTCTACGAATAGGACTAGTTATGTGTGTATAAGCGTCTAATTGCAGTGACTCATGTTTGAATGCATCATGAGAATTAGAAGTAGTATCAATTTTGTTCATAACACCAAAATATTCACTTTTTGATAAATACCACGATTTAACAAAGTTATTGGGTTTGTTTTGTAACCCTAACCCTAATTCAAAACTTTTCTGCATGGTTGTAATATTATTTTTAAGCAAAATACCAGTATTGTTTTTTTTCAAATTTTTCGCAGAGTAATAATTCATTAATATCATTAAATACGCTACCATGTGGTTGCTATCTGTTATATCATATTGACAAACGTATTTTTCAGAGAGTAATTTTGTTACATCAAACAAACTATTGTAATTGCTGTTTGAAATTAATCCTTCTTGTTGGTAAGAATAATTGTGTGATACACTTACAATAGTATTTTTAAATTCTATATTTTCAATCATGATGTCTTTTTCATTAGTAGAATCGTAGGTAATAATATTTATTGTTATATCCATAGTAAATGCATATCGATGTGCGTTTTCGATCAAACTACATAAATTACTCGACATTAATGTAGGCAACATGGTTATTTTTTTATCTGGTAAATAAATACTTGAAACACGGTTTGAAAATACATCCCATAATCCAAACAATTCCAACCATAATGCGACGTTGGATATATAGATGCTCAACATATATGTTTCACTACTCTCAGAAGATGCCATTTTTTTTATACTAAATGCATCATCATAATCGGCAGTATTGACGGAATCAATCGTAAATATATTCCATTCTTTTTGATCTGTTCTATTTTCCAATTCTGGATATTGCGATGAAATAAACTCATTTGTAATTTTATTGAGATCAACAGTAGTAGAATCAAACTTGGTTTTGATACTATTAAAAAGAGCCTTATTAAATTGTTCAATAGATATATTCAGATTTTTACACATTAATTGATAACTGTAATATATATCTATATTGGATTTATTTACCTCGCCAATTACATTTGTCAATACTCCAATAGGATGTTTATCTTTTTCGCCCCATTTTGAAAATGAAAATGTCACATATAAATTTGAGTATAATTTTGAGAAATTTGAATGTTTGAATTCATATGGTATCAGAAACGGTGGCAATGTTTTATCGTCGGGAATGCATTTATATAATAGTTTTCCTGGTGTTTTTTTGATGGCAGATCCAGATAAATCCAATGTATCTTTTCTCTCCAACCGCCCGTATGTTTTCTTGTCTTTTAAGATAAGAATACCAGGAATGTTTTTATTTTTTGATATCACAGAATCAACAATTTTAATTTTGTTTTTTTGTTGAGCGTTGCTACTACTATCACACAGAACTGTCTTATCATCAGGCAATTCCATAATAATATCGTTATTGAATAACTTGTATTGAGTAGGATTATATTCAATATCTGCCTTGTTTTCTAATAAATCAGTATAATACCATTCATCGTAGTTTCTTGATTTGATTTTAATTTGATATATTTTTGCCATTGTTAAGTTATTATTGGTATAAGTGTAATTATATAAATTATTGTCAATATATTTATATAATTTGTATTTGTATGTTTATTATTTACTAGGTATAATTTGTTTATAAGTTAATAGTACTCGATAAGTCACTTATGTTTGTAGTAGAAAATGCAATGGATGATTCCGGAATACTTGGTATATTTACAGTTAGATTTTGAGTAGTTTCTAGATTTGTATTTGTATTTGGTACTATAGGAACATTCAAATTATTTTGATCAATTTTATTTGGAATTTCGACAATCGGAATGGATAGTACCTTTTTTTCAGTGGGTTCAATTGAATGGTTGATATTATATTTTTTTGTTATTTTTACAGTGTTGCGTTTAATATTTTGCAATTGCAATCCATGTAATGATAAATCTGGTATAATAGACACACAGTTCATATAGGTTTTATACTTAAAACATGAAATACTCGTATTTTTATGAAATTTAATACTATACCACCAATATGCTGGTATATATAATGCTTTTCCTTGTGTTACAGTAAATTCTAGACATTTAATTTTATCAAAGTCAGCTTTGTATTCAGGAGAAACATTCCATGGATTAACGGGTGATTTAAATTCAAACAACTCGTAATCTTTTACAGGACACAAATATTTTGTGCTTTTTGGAGGAGTCATTTTTACTTCTATGCTACCTTGTGTAACTAAGAAAAAATTGCGATAATTTAATTCATATTTAAAGGGGGTTACTGTATTATTGGAACCAGTCATAACATCATATTTACTATTACATAACATGTAAGGGCGTAAAAATTCATCGTTATATTGAAAACTTTTTATAACACCCGTTTCTTTCAAAAAATCAGTGTTATTTGCAGAATAATACGTTTCAGTATCGTCTTCTACAAATAATTTATTTGCTAAATTTAGTGATAGTGGAACATAAACATCTACATCCGATTCAATGGTGGTATCTTTCAGTATATTGTTATTTCCGGATTGTTTATTGAATGCGCTCTCTCGAATTTGTATATCAAAAGAATTATAGTTATTATAAATATAGTCATAACATGTGTTGTTTATGATTTTTTCATTTTCAAAAGGAAATATGATAGGTTGTCTTATATCACACAATTCCTCGAATTTTTCTTTTGAAACATTATCTATCTCATATATTTCTAAATCATTGCTTGTTTTACAATGAAATTGAATATGTAGATAAACAAATAGTACCAAACAAAAAATAAATATTGATATAACCCAATTTAACATTTAGTTTATGTTATAACAATTACGGAAAAGAAATTCTATAAGTAATCGCATTTAGCTATTTATTCTATCATTTTTATCCTTGTTCTAGTTGATTTATCTATAAAGGTAGATATAATAGAATAAATTTTAGAATATATAAAGGGAGGTTGATAAATATTGAATTTATTTAGTTTATCTGGATATGTAGATTGCATAAATTTACATATACACATTAGAAAATCGTAATGTTTCTCTAAATCTAATAAATCCATTTTATGTAAAGAAAAATGAACATCTATTGATTCGTAGTGTATTAGGATGTTATTTATATTATTTACAATGTGTTGAGTAATTATATCATAATTATTTTTATTACCAAATTTTTTGAAAAATGCATATTGTATTATTAAATTTTTTTTATCAATATAACAAATATTATTCATAATTTGTTCATTGGTATATAAATGCATATGCTTTTTAAATGATTCATAATTTTTTTTAAATAAAATATTATTTTTTTTTGTGAAATCTTCTTCATCGCATTCTGTGTTTTTGATTTTTTCGGTGACATTATTTTTCACTACATCTATATAATTGTAATCATTACAAACCTCCATATTATTTATAAATATTTATAAAATATTTATAAATATTTTACTGCAAATATTATTTGTGAAAATTAAACATTCACATTCATTGACTTATTTTTGTTGTTTCTTTGTTTATTTTTTGATATTTCTGCTGTTGTTGTTGTTACCTCTTCCATGACAACATTTGTTGTATTTTCTATAAAATTATCTAAATTATTTACAATTAATCTATCTAGATTTTGATTATCAGACATTTCGTTATCAACTGTCAGATCATTCTCTTGATTTTCGATGGTATTAACTACTTCATCTTCAATTGCATTGTTTTTATCATCACTTGTTTCATCATTTTCTGGAATTGTATTTGTCACTTCATTGATAATACTACTATGAAAATCATCACGTAAATCGAAAAATTCTTCGTTTATTGATTCTTGTGTTGTGATAAAACTATTTAGTTTTTGACTTATATCCATTATAAAAGATTGTAATTTCATAACTACTTCTTTAGTTTGTTTTACATCTTCTGATAAAACATTATATTGTGATTGTAATTTCTGATTCAAATCATTCGATACTGTTTTTTTATCTAACCCATCTAAACGAGTAATAATATTTTGCAGAATAGTATCATCAAAGTTGTTGTTGTTTTTGCCAAGAGTTTCACTATTTACATTATTATTTGCATCAAGAATTCCATCACTTTGAAGTTTATTAATGATCAATTCAACTCTGCCTAAACGAAGTGTTACTAATGCAAAAGCATCAGAAACAGATAATTTACTTACTTGATTTGCGTTATTATTCATATTGGTGGGTGCGTTATTATCTTGATATATGTTACTTTTGGTTGTTCTATAGTTAGGTCTTGACTGTTGATTGTTATTAAAATTATCTTTTCCTACTGAATTAGATGCATAACTATTTGGTTTAATTGGTGGTGCTGATTCAACACCACGTCTTTGTCTTGCTGCTGCAATAGATCTTGAGCTACTCATTAAAATGTCTTAACATATTGTTTATGAATACTATACGCATTATACTAGCAAAAAGTATTGTTGTTTGTTTATAGATAGTTGGTTGTTTTTCTGTTTTGTTAAAAAACTAGGTATAACAAAAGAACATTTGCTAAATAATTTCCGGATAATAATAACATTTTTTAAATTTTAATTTCTTTTTATAAATCATATGGAAAGTTTGGAAGAAAAATCAAATTCATCAACAGGATTTTTTAAATATGTTTTTAATTTTGATGGAGATTCAAAAGGCGAAATGATAAATCTTGTTCAATATTCAGTATTAGCAATTATTCCTGTTGTTGTTCTAAATAAATTAATTCAACGTTTTGTTCCAGAAGTAGATGAAGATAAAGGAAGTATTGAAATTTTAGTAGAAGTAATTATTCAAGTGATTGTTATGTTTGTTGGATTGCTCTTTATAAATAGAATAATTACTTACATTCCTACATTTAGTAAAATGGCGTATCCAGAAATTCAAATTATATTCTTTGTATTACCAGTTTTAATGATTATTTTAAGCTTACAAACAAGGATTGGAGAGAAAGTAAGTATATTAACAGATCGAGTGAAAGAATTATGGGATGGAAAAATGTCTAATTCAAGTAATTTAAAGAATAAAGATAAAAAGTCATCAGATAATAAAAATATTAAAATTACACAACCTATATCAAATAATGGTATGGGTGGTATGGGTGGTATGAATAGTATGAATAACAATGCTCAAATGATGTCATTACAAAGCACTCAAATGTATAATGATGGCACTGCTATTAATCAATTACCAACATATTCACAACAATCGTCAGGATCAGGGTCAGGATCTTCCAGTAACGTACAACAATTACCTGATTATAACGCAATGTATCAAGTAGATGCAACCCCTATGATTGGTGCATCATCTCCAGGAGGTGGAGTTGTACCAGCCAGTGAATTATTAGGTGGTTTTTTTAGCGGATCATCATTTTAGGTAGATTGTTTGTAAAACAATATTAAACATTTTGTATTATATACTATATTTCTAATATATAGTATATAGTTATCTTGATATCATCATAAGATATAAACAATGGATGTTAATAAATTAATTAACGCATTGGATAATGAAAACAATGAAAAAATACTGAATCTAACAACCAAAAAAATTAAAGAAATGAATATGAAAATATTAAAAGAATTATCACTTTCGAGAGAAAAATTGTTGGATATAACCAAAAAATTAAATGGATATCGTTATGTAGATGAAATTGATGAACTAAAATGTGGAACTTATTTAAAATGGATAGTATTAACAGATCCTGACCCAGATAATTTAGAGCTAAATAAAGGTGCTCTTTTTTGTGAAATTAAATGCAAAGATGACGGTGTTTTTATTGTTTGTAAAAATATGGGATTCTCATCAAGACACTTTCAAATTAAAATGGACGAGTGTTTGTTATTTCAAAAATTTACTACACAGGAATTGGTATTATTGAGTGCATTGGATCATTTATCGACGTAATTTTCTTGTTTTTGTTTTCACTCTTGTCATAATACTATGTTTTCTAGAACAACTATCAAATAATCCAGGAATGAATTTTTTGGCATGTATTTTTTTCATTTCTTCTTTGGATAAGCATTGTTTATTTTTGTGAATGCATTTTCCGTTTTTATATACACAAACGCTTTTGTGACCTTTATTTTTATGAATAAATACTTTTCGGACTGTTTTTTTGCCATGTTTATGTTTAATTTCTATGTTGGAATATTTTTGCATGGTTGTTATAAATTATATTGATAAAATATAATTTATTTTATGATAATAAAAAATATTATCTAAATATCTAGCATGTATCATGAATCCATTTTTTTGTAATTCCCTTTTCCACACTATCTAATGCTCCTTCAACCCAACCTTGATCGAGTGCTACAACTTCACCTACGACAACTATACCATTCATAGGATTTTGCGCTTTTTTAATAAATTCAACCCTGTTTTTATATTCAGAAGATAACGGTTCATAATAATGTGTTCCTATAGGCCAATAAAAATCAAGTATTGAATCTAACTGCAAACAGTCAAATGGCAATCCAATAGATTTTTCCAACAGCCTTGCAAACAGTTTTCGATTGCTTGTTGTATTTTTAAGATGATTCTTTAAATAAACAGAGCCGGTATTGTCATTATAGACAATCATATAAACACCTTTTTTAACATCCATTGGTATTATTTTATATAAAGGTCCAGACACAATGGTAAACGTTTTAATTTTGTTTTTCATCAATAACGCTGATTTACCTGAAAATTTACCATACAAACGTAAAAACGGTTGTCCATGGATTTGTTTATATATAGGGAATTTATCTATGGGGAATAATTTGTGAATACTACTAACAGTCGTCGCCACGATCACTTTTTTACATTTATATTTTTGACCATTTTCACATGAAACGATAAATCCACACGTTTCTTTACAATCATCTATTTTATTTATTTTCGTAACATTTGACGAGGATTTGATAGTTACTTTATAATATAATAACCATTTTATCATATCATCTACCAATTTTTTCCATGGTACATAAAATGCTTCTAGTTTGCTGGAATTATCATCCATTCCATAATAATATAAAACATCATATATATCCGCATTTTCATAATCAGTATACCCGGTAGAAGTGACAAAATTATGATATTCAGTTTCACCTAGTATATTTATAGCAAAATCGTGAAATGTTTTCCCTTTATATAAATTCGGATTGATGTTATATGTTTTTCTTAAAATCGTCATCGTTTTATTTATGTCCGACCTTGTAACATCCCATCCATATTCTTTTGTTACACTATATTTTGGATGGGGGATTTTTAAGTCGTCCAACAAACGCATAAGTAACACGTCTTTGTTTTGTCTACCAATACCCGCACCGGTTACTATGTTTGCTCCATAAAATTCAAAATTGTTGGTGCGACCACCTAACCAAGAACGCTTGTTTCTCTCCAATATTAAAATAGATGAATCGGGCGAGATATGTAAAATTTTATATGCACTATATAACCCAGCAATTCCACTGCCTATAATAACAAAATCATAAACAGAATTCATATATGTTATTTTTGACAAGTGATCTTTTTAGCGAACGATTCTTGTAATGATATACTATGATTATACATTTATTTTCTAGTAAATGATATATTTTTCTTTGTTTTGGTAAATTTAACACGAGGTCTGTTCTTTTTTTTACATGTAAATTTTCCACGTTTCATACTACGGTTATTAAAAATAGTTTTTGTACATATTCCTATAGATTTAGGTTCATTGTCAATAGAAGCACCTACCTTTTTTATACATCTACATAATTTATTTGCTAAAATTGTTTCAGCTTTTTCTTTAATATTTTTATTAGTTTTTGGAATAGAAACATTATAATACTCTAAAATTTTAATATAGTCTTTTTTGTTTATGTTATATGTCATTTTTTATAATTCGAATAGTGAAATCTAGAATAAGTGTGTTTTCTATTATATTTTTGTATTTTATATTTTTGTATGTGTAATATATAGTTAATTTATATATAAACTACTATATATCAATTTATATATATAAAATATTATAATTTTTGTGGTTCTAATTATATTGTTATAATATATGTCATTATCTTTGTCAAAACCTGATAAAATAGTAGTATTTGATGTAGATGAAACATTGGGGTATTTTACACAATTAGGCATTTTTTGGGATGTATTAAATATTTATTATAAAAATCAAGGGGATGATGACAATATAGTAAAATCACAAGACACACAACAAGATTTATTCAATACAATACTTGATATTTATCCCGAATTTTTAAGGGTTAATATATTGGCAATATTAAATTATTTGAAACGAAAAAAAGAAAAAAAAAAGTGTAAACGTATTATGATATATACAAATAACCACGGGTCAAAGGATTGGATAAATTTAATTATTAGTTATTTTCATGAAAAAATAAATTACAAACTGTTCGATCGAGTTATTCGGGCATTTAAAATAAATGGTAAAATAATCGAAATGTGTAGATCCACGAATGAGAAAACTACGGGTGATTTATTTAATTGTACGAAGATTCCGTATAATTCACAGGTATGTTTTTTAGATGATGTATATTATACAAACATGGTAGATGATAATGTATATTATATAAAACTGAAACCTTATATTTATAATTTACCATTTCAACAGATGATTCAACGATTTGTAGTATCTAAATATGGTATAAAAATACCAGATGAAAGAGATTTTAATGATTTCATGAAATCGTTTATAGATAGGTATAATTTTGATTATGTAAAAAAAAATGAGAAAGATTATGAATTAGACAGAATAGTGAGTAAAAAAATAATGATACATTTACAAACATTTTTTGATAAAAATTGGCAGAGTAATGATACGATGAGTAGTTTGGGGTCGTCTAACAATATGGATAATATTACGATTAAAACAAAAAATAGAAATAAAAACAATCGTACAAAAAAACAACTTCTGAATATTCATAATAAAAGCAATAAAAAATATGTATAATTAGTAAAATATAGATAACACGTATTTTAAGTTAGATTTTTGATATATAATCAGATATTATATACCAATACAGTGATATAGATGATTTATTTTTTTATGTTGAAATTGTATGTTGATTTTATTATATTATCCAAATAAGTATTATCATCCGAGTTGTAAAAATGTATACCATTACTACTAGATAAAGTATGTAATTCCATAAAATGTATATTATTATTGTATGTAAAATTATGATAGTTATTTTCTTTGTTTGGTATGTGAAATATTACTAATAATGTATAATTTTTTGTATATTTTGAAAATTTATTATTGAATTCTATAATATTATTTTTCATTGTTTCATGAATAGTATCCGTATTAATATTAGTAATTATTGTAATAAATAATTTATGCTCTTCATACTTAAGTAAATTTTTAAATCTATCAACACATCTAATATAATAATTATAATCATTATCATTTTTTGCAGGATTATGGTGATTAAATACCAGATTATATTGACTACTATTATAATATGAATGTCCACATCTTTTATCTAAATAACCTTTTTCGTTATTTGCTATACTAATATAATAAGATTTATCTAAAAAAATAGTAAAATCATTTTCTATACAATGTATTATATTATCCAAGTTAGAATAAATCCAATCAAATGGATATGAACACATTTTTAATTTATTTTGCTTCAAAAATTGCGCAGTATGACATAGAGGACCTAAAGAACAAATATAATTTATTTCCATTATACAATACAATAATATAAATATTGTATATTTCACACGTTAAATATATCTTTTAACTTTTTCTACATGACTTTTTGTTTTTGATACGAAATAAGTTAATATATTTTCAAATATAGTTGTAGATAATAAGAAAAATCCTGCAGTGAAAGCAATTCTTTTATCTAAACTATTACATTTAGTAATGCGCCATGGATTAAATCGATAAATTAAAAAAAAACAAACATATAATTTTACTGCATTGTGTAATACGTCAATATATTGAGGCGAAATAAAATATATTCCTAATGCCAATGAAATATATAAAAAATAAATAATAAACAATATTATATTAAGTGTTTTATTTTGTAGTTTATCTAAATCGTAAAATGCCATTATATTGTGATTTTTGAAATTATCTAATAAATAAAAATAACTATTATATATTGTTGTTATTTTTATTTTTGTGTATCTTTGTCTTTGTCTTTTTGTGTTTGTCTTTTTATACATCATCTACATATTCTATACTTGTGTCTGTCGCTGTCTCTGTGTCTTCTTTATTCTCTTTTTCAGTATCGTCTTTCTTTTGCAATTTTGAATATATATCTAATGTACGAGCACTAGCATCAGTTGCATTTACGTATCGAGGCATCCAATAATAAGGAATTATATTATCAATGTCCTTATAATGAGAATTAAACAAAAATTTATAATATTTTTTTTCAATTTCTCCTTTTGATATTATAATATTTTTATCAATCTTTTTTTCAGATTCTATGTTGGTTAAAATGAAATCCTGGATAATGTTGTACAATGAACGCGTATTTTTACTTACACCATCACTAAATGCTTCTTTTGTTCGCCAAAGTATTTCATCTGGAAGTATTGGTCTCCCATCTGAATTCTTACAATATTGTTTCGAAAATGCATTTCTCAATAAATATTTCTCACATTGTTTGTTCTTTGGATGAAAACGAACACTTGGGTGTATTGATAAATAATATTGAACCCATGATCTGTCTAAAAATGGCGTTCTGGGTTCTAAACCATGACTAGAGATACATTTATCTGAACGTAATACATCAAATGCATGTATGTTTTTCAATAATCGTCTAGTTTCTTTATCAAATTCTATTTCATCTGGACATTCATGCATATATAAATACCCACCACATAGTTCATCCGAACCATCTCCATTAAAAATTACCTTTGCATTGCTGTTTTCTGATATGTATTTTCCCAACAAATAATTACCAATACTGGCTCTTACTGTTGTAGTATCGTAACTTTCTATTGTATATATTACTTGGTTTATTGCGCTAATAAAATCCTCTTCTTTTAATACTATTTCGGTGTGTTTAGTACCTAAATAATCAGCCACTATTTTAGCATATTTTAAATCTTCTGAACCCTCTAATCCAATACTGTATGTTTCAAGTGGGTCAATTGAAATATCTTTGTTGTATTCATTCACTAAAGCAGTAACTAAACTACTGTCCAACCCACCAGATAATAAACATGCGATAGGACGTTCCGTAATATAACAGCGTTTTTTGATAGCATTTGTAAAGTAATATTGAATATTTCTATAAATAGACCTCATATCGTTTTCATTTTTAACATCATCTATATTATACATAATAGTATTAAAACCATATGTATGGTATCGTTCTTTTTTATTAAAAATCCATTCCGATGAAACAACATGAGGTAATATATATAAAGAATATGTACCTGGTTCAAAATGATCAATTATATGTTTATCACTTTTAAATGCATATAACATCTTTATTTCTGATGCAAACCCAATCAAATTATGTTTATATTCAGTATCGTTATTTAATGAAAAATCATGATTATTAATATTTTGATCATGGTGTGAATCATTCTCATTGTAAAGAAAATATAGTGGTCTAACCCCATATGGATCACGTGCTACATATGTTTTTGCACAATCAGTATTAATATCATAATCACATAATACAAATGCAAATACACCATCCAACATTTGTAACGTTTGATCTATACCGTATCTTTTATATAAATGCATAATCACCTCACAATCTGAATCTGTTGTAGGTGTTACATTCATCATTTCATACAATTCTTTATAATTGTAAATTTCACCATTGCAAATAAGAGTAATATCATCCATGATCATAGGTTGATTTGATTTAGAGTTCAATCCGTTGATTGCTAATCGATGAAACCCCATAATTTGTTTTAAACCTATACGTTCTAATTTAGAAAATTCGGGACCACGACCTCTTCCCTTGTTAAAATTATCTATAATGAATTGGTTAGTATAATTTGTATTATTATTGTTTAGTAATGTAAAAATCCCACACATGTTGTATTTATTTTGTGTATTATAATTTGGTATTACGATTTGGTATTACGATTTGGTATTACGATTTGGTATTACGATTTGGTATTACGGTTTAGTATTATTACTATATATATCTTTATATTTGTTATAATTGTTATATATTTCTATTTTTATCTTCATTTATAGTAATAATATTAAAAATAAAACAGTTGTATAATAATATTAAATGAACATTATACCGACATCTACCTCTACAACCATTTTTGACAATGAATGTTCATCTAAACTACAATCGAATATTAACAAAAAAATATATGATAGAAATATTCCATCTTATTTGCTTCAACCTTATATAAATGTACGACCTGTATCAACAAAATATTCTTTTTTGCCTATTGTAGATCCTAGGGCACCTATCAATGTACCAATGAATCAATATTTCAGTTATAACACTAGTAAAGTTTTTTATCCCGGTAATAACACTGCTCCTTTTTCTGGATATATGCAAAATGTAAATACGGAAAGCGAATTAAGAAATCAAATATATGCATTACAAAAATGTCCTCAATCAGAATATGTTCCTTCTAGTAAAAGCGATCTTTATCAATATAATATGATATTAAATTCAAATATAACACAGTCTAACACAGTAAAACAATCATTTCCTTATTTGTTTAATGAAGAAAAATTTGAAAATTTTAATCCAAATAAAGATAATTTAGGAAATAAGACATTTAATAATTGTACTCGTGTGGAAATTCGTTCAATGGATACTCCATGTCCGTAAGTATAGAGACCCGATACCCGATACCCAATATGTAAAAGTTTAATAAATAATATGTAAATGTTAATATATTACATTTTAACATATTGGGTTTTATTTATGAATTCCAACGACGAATATGTAAATCAAATCACATTGAAATATTTAACAAGTATAGATTATAAGGATGATGTTCATGGTACTAGTCATACACAAATTGAAGGATATAAAAATCATACGGCACCGAAAATATACAGACAAAAAGATAAAAAATTTTACAAAAAAAGAATTTTGAATATAATAAAACTGTTGTTGAATAATGGTACTGATATTACTGGTGATGACAATACGAATAAGCCAAATTATCCCCTTTTTCCAGATATTAAAAACTCATTTGATATTTTTATAAAAACATGTATTGATTATTTAAAATCACAAGATAAATGTGATATTATTCAAAGCGATTATAATGATTTAAATATAGGAAATGTTACCACCAATTTGGAAACTAAAAACCATGATATTACAAACAACAATGAAATAAACGCATTGATGATGCGTAAAATAATGAAAAAAAAGAATTCAATTGATTCATTTGTAAAACGCACGTCTACCCAACAAACAACTACTATAATACCACAGAAAAAAAAAATAAATCTGCAAGATCCTGAATTAAAAACTAAGGGGTTGAGTGGTGTGGGTGTGGGTATAGGTAGTCTAGCAAAATCATCCAAAATTGATACACCACTCCAAAAAGATAAAAAAATATGTGGAAATAAAAATAATGATATATATAAAGAAAGTATAAACAAATTAGAGACCTCATTTAAAAATGATAACCAGGAAATACCAAATAAAAAAACAACCAAAAAAAACTCGAAAGAGACACAGGCTCAAAAAGGGACAAAAAGCACACCGAATACCAATGAATGATAAATTTATCGTCGAACAGATGAAAAAAGAACAATGCAGTCCTATATCCACACAAAATGAAAAAATAGGAAAAAAAACAAATAAAAAAAGTTGCTTATCAGATAGTGCTTTGATTCGATTGAGAGATCTATGGAATGCTAGACATCCTGATACTACAATAAAAACAAACGATCCTCGTGAAATATGGAACGATTTGTATTATTACATGAAAAACACATGTAATAAAGAATCATGTTGGTTGAAGCAAAATTTCGCGAATCATGACAAATATTTGAAAAAAGAATTGGACGAATCTTTTGCTCCGGAATATCCAAAAGAATGGAAAAAAAATCCTAACAAATGGTTATCGAGTGTAGATATTTTGAATGTAATGAAACAATATGAAGAAGCATATAAATGTTTCAATTTTATTGGCCCTTCCCCTATAGATTATGATACATATATGTTATACGGTGAATGTGTGTGGGATGAATTATGTCATTTTAATTTACAAAATGAGCTAACCGCAGGTAAAACAAAAATAGGTGTGATTTTTAATTTGGATCCTCATTATAAAGGAGGATCTCACTGGGTTTCGCTTTTCATAAATATTAGAAAAGGTACAATCTTTTATTTTGATAGCGCTGGAGAGAAAATCCCACAACAAATAGAAAAATTTGTGAAAACTGTTATGGAACAAGGACGGTCTTTAAGTGGGTCCAAAAAGATCAATTTTGTTTTTGATCAAAATTACCCAGTTGAACATCAATATGGTAATACAGAATGTGGTGTTTATAGTTTGTTCTTTATCGTGCATATGTTAGAAGATAAAATAACCGCGTATTATTTGAAAAATCATATACTTAAGGATCAATATATGGAAAAATTCAGGAAAATTTATTTTAATAGCACATAATTAGATAATCTGATATTTTATATGTTTATTATATATATCACATATATCACAAACAATACATATAGTCCAATGTGTGTAATTTTTTACATGAATATTAACGGACAGCTTATATTGGCAAAAAACCGTGATTTGCCATATAATCCTCATATAGATATCGTGCATGAAATAATAAATGGTACAGAAGTTGTTTATATGAGGGATAAAAACAATGGTTGGATAGAAGGTATTAATGAAGATGGAACCTGTATGGTTAATTCGTCCTTATTAGAAAATTTTCAATATTATCCTGAAAATAATATAGAGAAAAATAAAATATATTCTACTTTGGTAAAAAAACATGGGAACAAACAAGAGTTATTTTATGAAATATTGAATGAAAGTGATAATAAATATATACTAGAAGGACACACTTTGATAGCTCATGACAACCATATGTATCATTTAGAGAATAGTTCTCTCAATAAACATGTTTTGCATTTTCTCTCACAGAAAGATAAATACAGAGTATTCTCTAATCATGGAATTCATTTACCGAATGAAGGTGTAACTAATGGTATAAAAGGTGTCTCTTCATTTTTACGGAGAGAACTTACTAAAATGGAAGTTTCCGATTTTCTAAAAAATAAACATAAAAAAACTATAAAATATAATGACAATAAATTATATCATGCTTTATCCTGCCTTTTGAACAAAAGTTATGCTAATTTGGAAAATAAATTTCATCCTTATAGAAAAAAATATAATGTAACTAGTACAACTGGACAATTATTGTTAAATGCTACAAAAAAAGAATTCGTTTATCTTGCAGATAATAAATGCATAAAAAATGTAAAATATATAAATAAATTACATCCTCAGTATCAGGCAAAAATACGAGTTATAATAAAAGAAACAAAAAAAAATATGAAACCTATAAAAAAAATAAATAAAACCTATTTACAAAAAATACATGAACGTTTTAACTATGTAGACAAATCCATAACAAATAAAATCCGTTCAAATAACCACATCAAAAATAAAAACCGTACTATGAAAAAAACTCGTAAAAATAACTCGTAAAAATAACAAATAAATTAACCCCAAAAATAATATAGTAATATTTAGTTTGTAATATAAATATATAAACTTGTTAAAATGACGACACCAAATAATTCTCTATTTTTATCCAAAAAAAATTTATCCGTTTTATTTGAGGTAATTGTTGATGAATATAAAAAATATATTTCAGATAAAAATGAATTTAATGTAGCATTTAATGAAATGGTTCAAATGTTTTATTATAATCAAATTAAATCAGGTCTTCAATATACACATGACATTGTTACGATGAATAAAAAGTTTATTTCGTTTATTTCATCACGATTAGAACAAAAATTCAACATTCAAAGACAGCAAAAACATCAAAGAAATACAGGTTTAAACAACAGCTATAACGATGGTAACAATATCAATAGGAATAATGAAAGTGTAATTAAAACCAATAATAATATAAAATCAAATAATGTAGAGGTTCAACCCGTAACAAGTCAAGATATTAAAAATGAACGATTAGAAAAATTTGATAAAGAATTATCGATAAAACAAAATGAATTTAAAAATGCATTTAATAATAATATTCCTGAAATGCCTAATTTTACATCTCCTCTTGATGAACCTATAAGTGAAATGGATATTTTAACGAAACAAAAATTAGCGGAACGTGAAAGCGAAATAGAGAGTATTTATAACAATATTAACAATGGTATTAAAAACGACAAAAATGACACCGATATTACAATGACAGAATCGAATGATTGGTTACAATATTTTAGTTCTCCGATTGAGAAAAAAGAAACAAATATTAGTGCTATTATGAAATCAATTAAAATAAAAGAGGAAATACCTAAACAAGTTGTTGTTAATGAAGAAATTGTACTACAACAAAATAGAGAAAATGATGTTAAGTCAATTCCAAAAAAAAATATTTCTTGGTCTGATGAAAAAGGTTTGAGAGAAGAAAGTAATTTTATTAAAATAAAAATATTGAATGACCCTTCATACCCTACAAATACAAATATAAATACAAATACAAATACAAATACAAATACAAATACAAATATAAATAACAATAATATTTTTTCGAAATTGAAAAAAATAGAAGGAAGTGATCAAAATGAAATGGATGTATTAACTCCTATCCCTGCAAAAGTAATTGATTCAGTATCAGAACCATTAAAGTATGATTCTGATGTTATTGCTCGTATGGAAAATAAAATAGATAAATTAGCTGGTGATATTAATAAATGTTACGATGTAATAACTTTGTTGTTTAATACTGTAATGTCATCAACCAATAGCACAACCAATAGCACAACCAATGACATCAAATAAAAAACACCTGAATAGTAAACAATAAAATTAAAAATGAAATTAAAATTAATATTATGATTATATAATATAACTTATATTATATAAATTTTGTGATGAATGTTAGATACTCGTTTTTGTTTATTCAATTATGTATGCATTGGTATAATAATGTATATGGATTTTTAGACCATAATGTAGTGTTAAGACATAATAAATATATTAAATCCACAATTCAAGATCATCAATATGAGTACCAGACTGATTGGATTTCTGGTGAGGTTCCATGGGAATTTATAGATTTGGATAATCATATAAATATACAAGACACATTTACACCTGTAATACATATTACTACATCACCCTCTACTATCATTAATGATGATTTTGTAATTTATGATGACAACAATCTACATAATTCAAACGGTGGATATGTAAATGGCTATACTAATAGCAATACCGATTTTGACAATGTCATGATGACAAAAGCTATTGTATCTGGTGTAATGAAAGGGATTTACGTTCAAATAGTATCGATTGATAATATTATTACCTATACTCAATGTTATACAAATAAAGTAATTGACATGGATATTTTATTAAGTTTGTTGTATTATATACTTTATGAAAAAAATAAAAACAATGAAATAGAGAATATAATTATATTGAAAAAATACAATAATATTGAACTTTTTGAGAAATACATAAAATTACGTCGTAATTCGATGTTTATGATAATCATAATGTATGTACTTTTATTTAGAGGTATTTCAAATGTGGAATAGCGTTGCAGACATAACAATCACAAATCATAGATAGTTTCCATGGTTAAACAAACACTATAATCCATATTATTTAAGTTTAAAATGCGCCCATATTCATCCAATAACTGTATTTGTAATTTTTGTATATTAACTGGACCAAAATATTGTCGTGGATAAGTAATTAACCCCAGATTATTTTGAGATATTATATTGAAACCTCCACCAGTTATAGCTATTCTAGCTAATATATTTTTATTCAAAATAGAATCTGTAAAAGAAGCATAAAAACCATCATTAACGTTATTGTTGTAATCATTTACCACTAAATAAATATATCTATGAGCTAATAAATCAATAATTCCTTCTGAAACATAAGTTGAATTATTGACATATACACCGTTTCGAAATCCCATCATCCAACCCAATTTTAGTGGAAGTGGGGTTGTCTTATTTTCTAATCCATTTGCATCTTTTACAAAATCAAGTGTGAAATTAAATATTGTATTTGTATTACAATTTATATATTCATCATTGATTCCTACAATCATTTTTCCGGACCCTGATATTCCATTCGAAATATCTAGTGTAAAATAAATATATTTAAATTTGTCTGGTGCAGTCGATAATATATTGTTGATACAATTTACAAAATCTTCTGAAGTATAGTTACCATCTGGTATATTGACGACAAAACTAGTGTTGTTTATTATCAACGTAAAATAGTTGTTGTCGAATGCTTTATTGATATTGTAAAACGTACAAGGAAAATCCATAGATGCTAATTGTAGAGAGACCACATTTTTAATTAATAATGGTAAATCATAATGATAATTGGATGATGTATTTGCATAATAATTATCTCGAAAACGTGAATCAATATTAAGTGTTTGACGAATAATGCGATTTCTTAATGGATTCATTTTTCCTGGTACATAATTACTTGGATTCGATGTCAAAAAAATAGTCTCTTGTCTGTTTTGAATAAAGTGGTCGTCTACTTGTACCAATGGATTCATTGTTTCATATGTTAATTCATATGTCTCACGTTTGTTTTTTTCACGTAGGGTTTTTATTTTTGAAATTATTTTATTTTTTGCATTCGAAATAAAATCGATTATTTGTTTTCGTAATATTTCACTAATAGATGTTGAATCTAGTAATTTTTTTTGTAGTTTTAATTCTTTATTATTCACATCGAGCAAATCATATTTTTCGGATAAACCGAATAAATTTTCCAATTCGTTTATGTTATAATTATTAACATCTAAATCAATATCCATTCTATGTTATAATGTATCTTATAATATTATATATAAATATTTTAACCTGATATTTATATATTGATAATTTAACATAAATATATATCATAAATCATCAATATAATCATAATCATAATCATAATCATAATGACAGTAGTATCCATGTTTGGTCCAAAAACATCAAACAATTACATAACACCTATGTTTTTTGTATCATCCAAAAATAATACAAGTAACGAAGTTTTGTATTGCAATTTAATTAATAATAAAGATGTTATTAAAATTGTCGATTATTATATAGAATTTTCTTTAGGTAAAATTGAGTCACTTGAAAAAAAATTAACATTAGATGAATATAATCGTTTATCTATCGTTTTATATGAATTAAGTGAAGAAAAATTTTATGGTAAAAATAACTATAGAAAGTATTATAATAAAATTTATGATTCTTGTTATGAAAAAATTAGAATTAATATTGTGCGTTCTTTAGAAGCATTAATGAAAGCGATTGAGATAAACAATGAATTAAATACAACTAAAAAAATATTAGAATCACATGATAATGCTATAAAAACATATAGTGATATAAAAGCTTTAGCAGATAGATATAATCATTTGAAAGAAATGCAAAAATCAACCATGAGTTCTTTTTTAAATGTAGATGTTATTATGCCTTTATTACAATTAAAACTGGAGTATGCTGAATATATTAAAAAATATGGGTATCCTGAAGGTGGTATTTTTGAATCGGATAAAATGGCGGAGATTTTAGATAAATTGGGTAATCATGGTAATGTGGGAAATGTTGAAAATTGTGATGATATTTCTTTACACCCTTGAAGATTTAAAATGGGACAAATTTTTCTACTCTAGTTTTAGAAAAATATATGAGCTTATTCAAATAATATAATTTTTGCAAAAAATTATATTATTTATAAATATTATAAAAATGGTATTAATAACCCCCTTCAGAACGTAACGCAATTATTAATAACGCGTTTAATTATTTGGGTACTAATCCTAAAACCACGATAAATGCAAGTGGAAGTACTCTTGTTACTACGTTTAATAATAATATTGGTGCAAAATATAAGCCATCAACTTATAATTACGCAGGTAATGGTAATGGTACTGGTATAAATAATATCAATAATGGCTCTAATTCTTTTGCTTTTACGGATGGAAATTATGTTGTTCCCTCCAATAACACTCCTAGCAATATAATTACATTACCAGTTGGTTTGGATGCTGTAGCCTTTGTTTATAATATAGATTTTGTAGCTAATTTTACTGCAAAAGCTGGCGATTTCACATTGATAGATAATAAATGGCAATATACTCAAGGAAATGGTACAAATACTGGTAATGACGTTGAAAATACTGGTGTAGATAAACAATGTAATGATAAATTAAGAACGCATCCACTTAAAATTACTCCTGAAATAATCGCTAGTATTTATAAGGCAGTTATTACTACATGGGATAGCGCGGATATTAAAAATATTAATGATATTGAAATAGCTATAACAATACCTGTTACTTCTACCGAAACTGAGACTGGATATATTAGCATTTTTAACTTGTTAGTAAGAGATAATAATAATGAAAGTATAATTAAACCTCTCCATAGATCCGGTAGTACTACTGTCAATTCACTTTTAACTACCTATTTATTTCAAAATGTACAGAATTCCGGCATTACATCTTCGACGACTATGACTACAGCATTTGGTGGTGCATTAACGGATCAAGGCTTTTCTTCAGGTAGTGGAGTATTATATCATTTAAATGCTAACAAAAATACATTCGCTTATACAATGAACAGTGATTTTTTAAATCAGCAAGATTATGACCCTACAAATACTTCTCAGAGTAGCTCGTATAAATTACCTTCTGCAAGATTAAAAAATCCAGCCGGAAAATTTGTTACATTGAATTCATCATCCGTTGCGAAACAATTTTTAGCACAGAGTCCAACTACTAACTATTATAAAGATAATAGTATAGCTTTTAATAGTATAAATTATACAATAACCGTTTCAGGTGGTTATCCATTAATCAGTATAGTTTCTATTTTTTGGCGCCCTACTAGTACACAAATTGTATATAAAAGTTTTGATGTTGTATGTTTTTTGATTTATCTTACTCAACAAGCAAAGTTTGCTAGAATTACTGCCACCCAAACTACTGGTAATATATTAGCTGATGGATTAGGACAAGATCAAATAAATACAAGGAATATGTACTCTTTTCCTTCTTTTTTCGCTCAACAAATTTTAGAAACAATATTAAATGAATTTTCTGACGTAAAAGCAACTCTGTTAAGTACATAATAAGATATGAGTTGACTTGGTTTGACTTGGTTTGACATTTACAGCTTTTCGAAAAGGTGTGTTAAAAGTTTTTGAAAAATTGGAAGCTATAATAAAGATTCAAATTTTTTGATTTTGTATAATTTTTTATAGAGTCAAGATTTTTGAAATGTGGATAAAAACGTGAAATTTTGGCTTCAGATTTTGAAAGCTGAAATTCAAAACAACTTATATGAATATTGCACATTTTCTCATGTAAAACGCCCATTATAGATACATTTTTTGGATTTTTGCGTATTTTGTTCTTTGCAATATATTTTTCTTTCCTATTATAAGCACCTTCTATGATGTTCTTATAATATTCTTTCGGTATTCAGTTGTTAAACTATCATTTTACACGATTAATTCAAGAAAATAAACCACTTCCTGAAATTACACAGAATTTATTTTATCAAACATGTTCTGCTGTTTCTGTTATGAAAGAACGCAAAGAAAAAATAGATACTACCGATGAATTATACATTAGTTTTTCACATTACAAAAGACATCAAAAAAATAAATATGAACAATATGTCGGTATAGACCCTGGTGTAAGGAGTTTGCAAATATCATGCAATGATGCTGGTAGAGTTTTAGAAACGACTACGCCAAAATATAGACATCATTGCAAAATGAAATATGTATGTAGAAAACGTAATGTTTCAAAATACAATATTATATGAAAGTAATGAACATGTAACAAAAACATTTCATTAAAATATATATGTTATTTAGATGAAATATTATATATATAAAAAAATTGCTAAATAATATTTTATTTATATAGAATATAAAATGCCGTTTACGTTGAGTTTTAATAATAATCCTGGTTTGGGAGACAATATAACAGTATCAGGTTTTGAGTTTTCAAAACAAAGTGATGATCTTACATACGTTGCTACTGGTACATCAAATTCAACAGTTATAAATTATGAATTTGGAATGTTTTTTAATAGTACATTGGTAAATGTAGTAGATATTCCAAATAGTGTAACAAGTATTGATGATTCAGCTTTTTCATATTGTGAATATATTACAGAGATTCACATTCCATCGAATGTTACTAGTATCGCTAGTAATGCGTTTGATGGTTGCATAAGGTTAAATAATGTAACTACCAATTCAACTAGTGCTATCGTTTATACAAATGCACCAAATTCAGATGGTGTTTACAACGACAATTTTTTTGGATTAGATTTGAGTGATAGAAATCCACCTTCACTCACCGTTCAAGTAGTAACATCCGCAACACCAACACCAACTCCAACAGAAACACCAACTCCTACACCAACAGAAACACCAACCCCTACTCCAACAGAAACACCAACTCCTACGCCAACAGAGACTCCTACACCAACTCCAACAGAGACTCCTACACCTACACCAACAGAGACTCCTACACCAACACCAACAGAAACACCAACCCCAACTCCAACAGAAACTCCTACAATAATAACTTACAACGATCCTAATACTACTGGTGGTGATATTACAATCTACGGTGTTACATATACATATACTGGTAGTAATAATACATATATAAATAGCACCGATGCTACTATAATTTTTACAGGTGATACAAATATTACCTCTATAGTTTTCGGTAATTTGGTTACATCTATTGGTGATAGTGCATTTCTAAGTTGTTCATCATTAACTTCCGTTACTATTCCATCAAGTGTTACTAGTATTGGTAGTGATGCATTTAATAGTTGTTCATCATTAACTTCCATCACCATCCCAAATACTGTTACTAGTATTGGTAATAGTGCATTTAGAATGTCTACATCATTAACTTCCATCACCATCCCAGACAGTGTTACTAGCATTGGTGAATATGCATTTAGTGGGTGTACAGCATTATCTTCCATCACCATTCCAGAAAATGTTAGTAGTATTGGTGAGTCCGCATTTAGTGGGTGTACAGCATTATCTTCAATAACATTTACATCTACTAATATTGTTACTAGTATTGGTAACAGTGTATTTGCTGGTTGTACAGGATTAACTTCCGTAGTCATCACAGCTAATATCGATACCATTAGTAATGGTGCATTTATTGATTGTACAGGATTAACTTCCGTAACCATTCAATCTGGTGTTACTAGTATTAGTGATGGTGCATTTCAAGGTTGTACCGGATTAACTTCTATAATGATCCCATCCACTGTTACTAGTATTGGTCGACTTGTATTTTATAGTTGTATATCACTTACTTCCATTAATGTTCATAGTAATAATCTAAATTATTCAAGTGATAACGGTATTTTATACAATAATGACAAAACGATTTTAATTACATATCCAGCTGGGTCATTATTAACTTCCGTCACCATCCCAACCACTGTTACTAGTATTGGTGAATTTGCATTTTCTATATGTACAAAATTAACTTCCATCGAGATCCCAGAGAGTGTTATTAGCATTGGTGAATATGCATTTCAGGAGTGTATATCATTAACTTCCATCACCATTCCATCCAGTGTTACATCTATTAGTAATGGTACATTTTTTGACGCAGGATTAACTTCCGTAGTCATCCCATCCAATGTTATTAGTATTGGTATACAAGCATTTTATGCCTGTTCAAAATTAACTTCCGTTAATATTTCATCAGGTGTTACCAGTATTGATCGATATGCATTTACTCAGTGTACATTATTAACTTCCATTAATGTTGCTAGTAGTAATCTAAATTATTCAAGTGATAATGGCATTTTATACGATAAAACAAAAACGACTTTGATTACATGCCCAGGTGGTTCAACGTCTGTAACTATTCCTACTAGTGTTACAAGTATTAGTATGAGGGCTTTCCAAGGATGCACATTATTAACATCAGTTACTATTCCTAATACTGTTACTAGTATTAATAATAATACATTTCGATTGTGTTCAGGTTTAACTCACGTGTTCATCCCATCAAGTGTTACTAGTATTAGTAATAGAGCTAATAATAATGCATTTATTGGTTGTAGTTTATTGAATTCCGTATCGACAGATTCAATTACTGCTTACGTTTATATAAATGGATCAGCTAATCCTATAACTGGTGAAACAGATGGTTATTACAGTAATTTTTATGGTTCTAATAAAACAATACAGGTGAGTGTAGTAACATCCTCAACCCCAACTCCTACACCAACAGAAACTCCAACTCCTACACCAACAGAAACTCCAACCCCTACACCAACAGAAACTCCTACACCAACTCCAACAGAAACTCCTACTCCAACTCCAACAGAAACACCAACCCCTACACCAACAGCAACTCCTACCCCTACACCAACAGAAACTCCAACTCCAACACCAACAGATACTCCTACTCCAACACCAACAGAAACTCCTACTCCAACACCAACAGATACTCCTACCCCAACACCAACAGAAACACCAACCCCTACACCAACAGCAACTCCAACCCCTACACCAACAGCAACTCCAACCCCTACACCAACAGCAACTCCAACCCCTACACCAACAGCAACTCCAACCCCTACACCAACAGCAACTCCAACATATTTGTCTTTGACATATGATTTAACAACTGCTGGTCAAAATTACACTTTATCATTACCAATATCTCGAGATGTTAATGCAACTATATCGGTTAACTGGGGTGATGGAAATACAGATAATAGTTTTAGTCATACATACTCAAATACATCTCCAAAACAATATACAATACAAATATCCAAAGTCTCAGGTGCTATTACTAGATTAAATCAAAGGTTGAGTACATCTAATTCAAATAATTTATTAATTTCATGTGAAAGTTTTGGTGAAATTGGATTGACTAATTTATCTTATGCTTTTGAAAATTGTAGTAGATTAACATCTGTTCCTACTAGTTTACCTACTACATCCCTAGTTACAAATATGTATGCTATGTTTGGTGGTGCAACTTCATTCAATCAAAACATTGGTAATTGGAATACTTCCAAAGTTACAGATATGCAATTTATGTTTAATGGTGCAACTTCATTCAATCAAAACATTGGTAATTGGAATACTTCCCTAGTTACAACTATGAATTGTATGTTTCAAGGTGCAACTTCATTCAATCAAAACATTGGTAATTGGAATACTTCCAAAGTTACAATTATGTCTTTTATGTTTAATGGTGCAACTTCATTCAATGAAGATATTAGTAGTTGGGATACTTCCAAAGTTACAACTATGAGGACAATGTTTCAAGGTGCAACTTCATTCAATCAAAACATTGGTAGTTGGGATACTTCCAAAGTTACAGATATGCAATTTATGTTTAATGGTGCAACTTCATTCAATCAAAACATTGGTAATTGGAATACTTCCCTAGTTACAACTATGAATAATATGTTTCAAGGTGCAACTTCATTTAATCAAAACATTGGTAATTGGAATACTTCCAAAGTTATAACTATGCAATTTATGTTTAATGGTGCATCTGCGTTCAATCAAAACATTGGTAGTTGGAATACTTCCCTAGTTACAACTATGAATAGTATGTTTCAAGATGCAACTTCATTCAATCAAAACATTGGTAGTTGGAATACTTCCAAAGTTACAAATATGAGATATATGTTTAATCGTGTATCTGCGTTCAATCAAAACATTGGTAATTGGGATACTTCCCTAGTTACAAATATGGAATTTATGTTTAGAGCTGCAATTTCATTCAATCAAGATATTAGTAATTGGGATACTTCCAAAGTTACAACTATGCAATTTATGTTTAGTGGTGCATCTGCGTTCAATCAAAACATTGGTAGTTGGAATACTTCCCTAGTTACAACTATGAATAGTATGTTTCAAGATGCAACTTCATTCAATAAAAACATTGGTAGTTGGAATACTTCCAAAGTTACAACTATGAGATATATGTTTAATCGTGCATCTGCGTTCAATCAAAACATTGGTAATTGGAATACTTCCCTAGTTACAAATATGGAATTTATGTTTAATGCTGCAATTTCATTCAATCAAGATATTAGTAATTGGGATACTTCCAAAGTTACAACTATGCAATTTATGTTTAATGGTGCAACATCATTCAATCAAAACATTGGTAGTTGGAATACTTCCCTAGTTACAACTATGGAATTTATGTTTCAAGATGCAACTTCATTCAATCAAAACATTGGTAATTGGAATACTTCTAAAGTTACAAATATGAATGCTATGTTTTTTCGTGCAACTAATTTTAATAACTCTGGTTTACAAAATAATACTAGTAATCCTATGAACTGGATAGTTACTCAATTTACTAGTATTCCTACTTGTTTTTCTGTTGATTCAAATTTAACCTACAATCCAGGAAATTCTCCATTTTCTGGAAATGGAGGTGCTCCTAGTACAAAATATTCTATACAAATCACTCATAATGAAATAATACAATTCACTGGTTACATGGATGTAAATCCAATAAATTTCATTACTAATATGTATAGTTCCAATAACCCAACAACAAATGTTGTAGTTTATGACTACAATTTAGGTGCGAATTATATATTTCAAAATATGTTATTTACTAGTAATGGAACAAATATATCTAGTACAGCCATGCCTTCATTGACAAGTTTATATAATGCAACTGAATATCGTATAGCATATGATGGTACACGTAATTCTTTATACTATAAAACTTCACAAAATGGTTTGAGTACTGAAAAAATTAGTAATATCACCATTACCATTGATCTGTCACCAACTCCTACCCCTACACCAACACCAACTCCTACCCCTACACCAACAGCAACTCCAACCCCTACACCAACAGCAACTCCAACACCAACACCAACAGAAACTCCTACTCCAACACCAACAGAAACTCCTACTCCAACACCAACAGAAACTCCTACACCAACCCCAACCCCAACTCCAACAGAGACACCAACCCCTACACCAACAGCAACTCCAACCCCAACTCCAACAGAAACTCCTACAATAATAACTTACAACGATCCTAATACTACTGGTGGTGATATTACAATCTACGGTGTTACATATACATATACTGGTAGTAATAATACATATATAAATA